GTGTTGCGCTCACAATGGGTACATCCCGCTCCATTGCAAGTCCACGCAACTCCTCTGCAATAGCCTTGATGTAACCGTATGAACTAATGTTGTTTCCGTGCTTGAATCGTGCGGACGAGCAGATATTGATGTAGTCCACAAAAATAATATCAGGGATAAACTGCTTTTTCAACCGCAATTCGTCAAGCAAAACACGGAAGTGGTTTACATTTGCGTATGAGGTGGGGTACTCCTTCACTATGAGTTTGCCACTTACACCACGAGTGCTTGACTGAAATCTCTTTTCGTACAGGTCAATAGACAAGTCCTGCAACTCGTCCATTGTGATGTCCATGATGTTTGCGTCAATACGCTCTGCAATTCTCTCTTCTGCCATTTCAAGGGTAATATACAGCACGTTCTTGTTCTGCATTAGACACGCAGCTGCGTGATGACACATGAACAAACTCTTACCTACTCCTGTGCCTGCCATGATAATGTTCAGGGTTTTTGGAGAGATTCCCCCCTTCGTGATGACATTGAACATTTCCAAGTCAAATGGGATTTTCTTTTCCGCCCTGTGGTAGAACTCGTACCGCTCCTCGTAGTCCTCCAAGAAGTCGTGTCCAATATTCGTGTCAAACGAAACCGCAAGAGCCTTGGACAGAATCTCCGGTAAAGCGTGGGGTGTGTGTACCTTGTCCTTGCCGTCAATAATTTGAATAGATTGCAAGATGGCATTGTATATTGCTTTATCCTTGCAGAACTTCTCGGTGGTGTCGCACAACCACTCAGTGTCTTGCTTGGGAGTCTTTGCCATCTCCCCAAGAAGTGCTTTGCACTTGGAGAATTCGTCTTCAGTTAATCCCTTGTTATTTTGAAGGAATATTAGGAGTGCTTCTTTTGTAGGAACACCCTTGTACTTGTTAACAAACTCCTTGACTGCACGAAAAACTTCCTTGTCTACGCGATCAAGAAAATACTCCTCTTGCAAGAACGGAATTGTTTTTTTGCAGAAATTAGGATCGTTCAGCAGTCCCGCAAGAATGGTATTTTCTATTTGACTCACTGTGGTATGCCAATTTATTCATCCGATTCTGCCAACTCGTCTGTAGCGATTTGTGAATCGTCTTTGCCGTAGCAGAACTCTTTCTTCACGACTGTTTCAAGTGCAGTAAGCACATCAGGAGTAAAGTATTTTTCAGGATATCGGTTAATCTGTGACTCAAACACAGACTTGCCTGTTGGCAATTCAATTTTTGTAGACACCTTCTTAAAGATACCGTGCTTTACAGCAATATCCAACAGTCCGTAGTACTTGTTTAATCCTGTTTCAAAGTTCAACTGAACATCCACCGTCTTGTCCTGCTTCGTAAGACGACTCTTGTATGTCTTGCAGTGGATGATATTACCCACCACCTCTCCGTCCACCCTATCCTTCTTCTTGGACAAGTAGATAATGGTGGACGCAGCGTACTTTAGACCGCCACCACCACCCATTTCCTTTGTGGGCACATACGCACCCACCACATCGTAGGTATGGTTTGTCATTAGAAGAGGAATCCGTGCATGACCCAACTTGATGGTCAGCACTCGGAAAGCTGCCTTCGTGACCTGTGCGCGAGTCATGTCACGGGTGGTTTTGCCTTCTGCCGTATCGTTCATCTCTTTCTCTGTGGACAACATTCCAAGTGAATCCAATACAATCATCATGCGGGGACGTGAATCCTTGTCCTCTTCAAGGTACTTGTCTACAGACAAGACACATTGGTGACGAAACTCTTCTACTGTAGAAACAGGTAGAACAGCAACGCGATTAGTGTCAATTCCACGATCATTCAGAAGATCAGAGGTAATTGCTTGCTCTGTATCAAAATACAGAACTACTGATTTGGGGTCAGAATTTAGGAATTCACGAACCACATTCAGAGCAAAATAAGTCTTTCCTGTAGCTTGCTCTCCTGCAAGAGCCACGATTTTGTTGTCTGGAATGCCACCGTAGATTGACCCGCTCAAAAGCGCGTTAAACGAATACGATCCTGTAGAGATGAATCCTTTTACATCACTGCCTTCCAAACCATCAGATGCTACCGTTGCGTACTTGTTGCCAGTTGCTTTTAAAATGTCCTTAAGTTTTATCACTCAATCTCCTTCGTTATTTGCTTTATCTGTTCTTCTACAGTGTTTAATTCACTTTCGTATCTTCGTATTGTAGCAAGAGGTATTTTCTTGTCAACAACACACCGCTTCATTTCATTGATAAGCCAATATTTTCTGTCGGTCAGAATACCGAGCAGATACTTGTAATCTAATATATTAACCATTAAACAGTTAGTTTCAGATTAGGCACAGCAACGTCTGATTTTGGAACAACAAGTCCTGATCCGAATGCAGTATTAAATTCATTTGCAAGATCAACAGCAGGATCTGCTGTAAACATTACATACGATGCAGGCACAGTAATCTTCTGTTCTTTCACTGATGCCATCCACGGTACAACAGCAATGCTTGCGCCTCCACCTTTTGTTGGCATAGGAACAACCATACACGGATTTTTTAAGGTATACGAAACAGTCTTGTCGCCCTCAAAATTTTCAGTGACGTTTGCAATGAGTTCTTCGCCGGTTTGAACCTTCACAATCTTTGTAGACATAATAAATCCTTTGGTTAGTGGTGTACTATATGTAGGTGACAAGTCAAGAAAATAGTGATTCTAGACTATTTGTTTTTTCTAGATTCCATCCCATTGCATCTGTAACTGAACGGAGTGGTTCTATAAAAGATTTTTGGAAATGTATTTTGAAATCCACATACTTGTGTACACCAAACTCTTTTGGTAAAGTATTTGTGAATCCAATTACTGTTTGGTGTATAGGATTGGGAATGTTTAAATACACAAACTTCATTTTCTCACCCTCTCCAATTGCACGATATTTGCGGGTCAATTTATGTGTCTTCAGCAAGTGGTTATGAACAAGCGCGGCTTTGACTGCTATAGGTGTTGCTTTGCGAAATATTGTTTCCGTGGACGCGTATTTGTCCATACCAGAAACGGAACGGGGAAACGCAATCTCCTCCACGGGCAAATTCATAAACTCCTGTTCGACCTGAACCACAAACTCCTGTAGTTCTTGTTCTGTTCCTGTAAGCACAATTTTCACTGCGCTTTTTAATTTGTCTCTAACGTACGCAGGAGTGGAAGACCGAGCAGTTTCAATGCCCATAATTTTTAGTTTGGGTGTAGAGTAGCGAACCCCTTCTGCATCCCACACGGACAACATATATCGTTTCTTCGCAGTCCACACCCCTTTTTCTGCAATTATCTCTCGCCCCATCACCATTCGGTTTTCGTAAGCGTTTAGTAGCACAGCAAGTTTGTCGAACTCTTTGTTAATGAACGGTTGCAACACACGCTCACAAAAATCGTTCAGGAAGTCTATACGCTTGCCCTTGTCCGTGTTCTTGCACTGCTCTGCCACCCTACCAAGTCGTAGATACACAGAGTCGGTGTCGGATGCAATCACATAGTCCTCACCTTCTGTCTTCAGGGCTTTGTTTAAGAAGCGGTTCAGTGCTTCACCGATCCATTGAATACTCAACTGCCCCGACAATGTGATTGCTTCCGCAAGTTCAACATCAAAGAAACGAAAATACTGATTTCCTATTGCGCCGTATGCGGAATTCAACTGAATCTTCCTCACCAACTGAAAGTTGTGGTACTTGGAAATTTCGTATTCAATACGCCGCCTTTCTTCTGTGGGTGCGTTCTTGTCCAAACCCACCAATCTCTTTTGTGCGGCAATCATCAGTCCCTTGTAGTGCTTGCGTTCTGCGTACATCTTTTCCATGAGTTCCGGCAGGAATCCTTGGCGGTCACGGCTGAACGCCACACCGTTTGCAGCAACAGACACATTCGCGGTCTTTGCTTGGGTCAGATATTCCGCAGGATCAATAAAAGTCTTTACTGTTTCCCCACGATTGCGGCACAACAGAGAATCTGGAGTGATGGAGTTTCGCCGCCACACAGGATTAGTGTTCTTGGTTTCGGGTGAAATGTTGTACTGCATGATGAGATGGGGATACAGAGAGTTCAAGTCAAAACTCACCACCCAATCGTGCTTGCCCACAATAGGGTCTTTCACATACGCACCCGCGTACTGATCGTCCTTCTTGTGATTGGTTTTCTGTGGAATTACCACGCCCTTGCTCATTAGGTGGTGGTGAATAATGGCATCCCATGTGCGAACTTGGGAAAACACATCCTCAAAGTTTACACGTGCTGAATACGCGAGAGCAACCGCGAGTTCCATGAGTTTCAGTTTGGCTTCCAAGCGGTCAACAAGTCGCACATCTTGCAAGTTGTACTCCATGAACTTCTGAAAGTTCTGTGTGTAGAACTCCTGAATGGTTTCGTATTCTGTGTACGATAGTTTTTCTTCGTCCAACTCCACTTTGGAAATGTGGTTCAGAGAGTAAGACTCCTGCTTTACATAGGTGAATGTCTGATACAGTTCAAAGTAGTCAAGTGTAGACACACCGCTGATCACATACGCGGTCTGATCCCGTCCCATACGATTTACTGTGGTTTCCCGCAGTTTTCCCCAAGGGGAGAGGGAGTTTGCCCATCCGTCTTCAAGGTGATTCATCCGCGCCACAAGGTACGGAATATCAAAAAAGCGAATGTTCCACCCTGTCACGATGTCAGGATCAATTTGTTTCCACAAGGACACAAATCCCTGTAGTAGTTCCCGTTCATCGGTGTACGAAATACAGGTAACTCCATCTCCCTCAATATGAAAGTCTCCTAAACCTAGCACATAGGTACTGCTACCTATTGAAATAGTTAGGGCAATAACCCGCTCCGTGGGAGAGGATGGTGTGGGGAAACCTCCATCACACGATGTTTCAATATCCAAGTTTGCTATGCGGAGACTGCTGAAGTCGTAGTCTACTTCAGTGGGAAACTCCTTGTACAAATACTGATACACGAAATTGGTGTTGCCGTATACATCGTAGTTGGACACGTCCTTGAAGCGGTCAATAAACTCTCGTGCTTCTCCAATAGTGTCAAATTGAATTGGTTGTACAGGTTTGCCGTTGACGGTGGTGAACTCTCCCATTTCCTTTGCAGGAATGTACAGAGTGGGGGAGAACGGCACACGGATGTGCTGTCGCTGCCCGTTCCTCCATCCACGGTACAGGATGTTTCCACCACGAATGTCAACAGAAGTGTAGAAGTCCATTAGGTCTTGATTATGGAGTTGGCGATTAACGCTCAACAATGGCAATCCAATCTTGATGAACCATGTCTTTTCCGTCATATCCTTGTCCACGATTCTGTGTTCTATCCCATAGGACACGATCACCAACACGAATGTCTTCTGTTAATTTATCACCGATTCCAACAACCGTACCCCAAATGTATTGAGAACGGATTATTTCATTGTAGATGATGCCTGATTTAGTTTTAGTTTGACCACCAAGGTGCGATTGCACCCAAATCCATTTTCCAATTGCTTTAAACTTGCTCATTCAAAAATCTCCTCTAGAGTTTGTGGAACAAATTTCTTGATCCGTGCTTCTGCAATTTTAACATATTCGGGATTTAATTCAGTCCCGATGTAGTTCCGTCCGTTCTTTAGTGCCACCACAGCAGTCGTGCCACTGCCAGTGAACGGGTCGAGAACGGTGCATGGAACGGGTTCGCCTCCGCACTCGCAGGCGGGACTCCAGCCGGTGGTGTGGGATTGGACGCACGGACCCATGCGTATATCCGGCGTGCTGTTTGTTTCACTGGCGGATAGATCCTGCTTGCCAGAGATTGGGTTGCCGCTTCTCCCAGATCCGCTCTCAAATGTCTTTGTCCGCTCCACCACCCTCTCCCACGGCTTCCCGCACTGGGGGCAGCAGCCGTGCTCGCTCGTTCCTGCCAGCACACACGGCAGGATCAAGTTTTCAGGGTACACTGCAAAATGTGCGCCACGGAACGGCTTTGTGGTCACCGTCCACACGGAACGCTTGTTCCGTTTACCGTCTTCGGAGTATCCAGTTTTTCCATTTCTACCAAGAGCAAGACCCGAATATCCATGATCACTATTTACACCCTCTTTGATTTGCTTGCCGAGAGTCCCCACACCTGTTCGGTCTATGAGATTTTTCTTTCTCTCTTTTCGTCCAATAGAAGATTCTGCAAGTGGCTCCTTAATGGCTTCGTGATCATAGAAGTAGTGGGGCTTTTTGGACAGCATAAAGATGTATTCGTGCGATTTCGTGCAGCGATCCGTAACGCTTTCTGGCATGGGATTGGGCTTGTGCCAGATGATGTCCTGCCGTAGATACCAACCGTCTGCTTGCAGGGCAAAAGCCACTCGCCACGGAATCCCGATCAAGTCCTTTGTCTTCAACCCCTTCTGATCCTTGCGGTTGGGAGGCACAAAGTCTGAAGGCATTCCACGCTGACCGCCCTGCGTCTGCGGTGGTGGGGAGCAGTTCTTTGCGCTCATGTACGAGTCTCCAAGGTTTAACCATAGTGTGCCGTCATCCCGCAGAATGCGCCGAACTTCCCTGAATACTTCAACCATCTTCTGTACATAGCCCTCAACGGTATCCTCCTGACCAATCTGCGAGTCTGTGCGTTTAGCTCCGCACTTCTTGCACAGGTGTTGGTGCTGTATACCCTTGCCGATCTCTTCGTCATGCACCCGTGTGCGTGTACTGCCGTCCATTCGCTCACCCACGACTATCATGGACTTCTTCTGCCTTATGCGTTCTGCCATAGCAGTCTCGTCAATGTGATCGCAGTCGGGGTCACCGCCCTCCCATGTTCCCGTTCCGTAATCCCGGAGTCCAAAATACGGAGGAGAAGTGATACAGGTGTGAACGCATCCGTCTGGCAGCGTCTTCATGCCCGTAATGCAGTCACCGAGAATGATCTTGTGTGTGTTCATTTGTTCATTTCTTTTAAACACGGTAAATAGGTCTTTTTGTACTCAAATAGTGTCACACTTTACCGTTTTTATTATTTAAATCAACTACTTTTTCAACATTTAATTGATCTTTTTCACTTCTTAAGTCGTAATAGTACGAATCGTCATCCCCATCAATTAACCAACGGTCGCTGGTTGCCTCGCACCTGAAAACTTTATTGTCAACTTTGAAATCGGGGTTTATGGGAAACGGTTTGGTAACAAACGACATATGCTTCCAGTAAATTCTGTTGTTTGGTTGTAGTGTGTAGCAGCCGTTGTCCAACCGTATAAGGTGTAGGCTCTTGTACTGTGTTGGTTCATCACTGTACGGATTGCCGTACCAATCAAAAGTCATCATGTACTCACCCCACAGTTCTTGCTTGTCCTTTAAAACTATTTTAGTTCTTGCCGCTTTCAGGTAATCGTAGGCAACAACCGTGCAGTTCACAGAGAAGCAATCCCACAACTGCAAGTAGTCCAACGGCAATTGTGGTGCAGTTTCTTTGTGGCACAGCATATGAATAGGAACTCTGCTTCGGACAAGTCCGTCATCCGTTAGAACATGAAACAGCAGTGCTTTATCAGGATTTGATTGGGCAGCAAACACAGTAACATTCACAAATTCACCAATCTTAGCCTTATGTTGGTACATATGCTCTTTTCTCATGTAGCAGTAAAAATGTGGTATGTTTATGTTTAACATAGTGATCATTAACTAGACTTGGACTCTTTTTCCTTCAGATATGCCGCGAGTAGAACCATGTAGTTTATCACATCCACACAGGTGTCCTTGAAAGACTCGTCCTTGATGTGCATTTTTCCTGAACGGATAAAAGACGACAGGCGACTCATCTTG